AATATTTGTCGGTATATTTACTAATTTATCACTACCTACAATTAATCCCCACTGTATAATTGCGTCCCCAAATAATTTACCAAGACAGATATACCCGTTTTGAGCGATGTTGTATCTAATACCTAATGTTTCTAACCAGCTTTCTATTTGCTCCTGAGCATATTCCAACATTTTATTTTTTACATTTGTTTGTGTAGCACTATCTATACCAAAAATACTAGCAATACTTTCTTTGCACCATCCTTGTACGCTATTTTTTACGCTTTCCATTGTAGCAGTAGCAGAGCCAAACAATCGTTTAATTAAATTAGTATGTGCATTTTCATCATTGTTATGCTCATCTAACATTTCAATGGTAACTGTATTCCCTACATCAACCATACCACTAGCATTATCAGTATCTCCAATACCAACATTAATCATTAATCTAGTATATGGTTGTATTCTTGTCTCATCATCAATCCATCCTGGATAATTTCCTGCATTTGTATATCCTACAAGTTTTTCTGTACCACTATCACCATTTTTGGCAAAAAGACCAATTTCCCTATGGTAAAAACCTACTTTCACACCTTCATTATTATAAGTAAAAGTATATCGGAACGTACCATTTCCTTTATCTTCAAAAGAAGCTAAAGTTACTTCTTTTTTAGAACTTATTATATCCGTATAATCTCTTATATTACCTTCACTAACTCCATCTCCAAGTTTTACTTTGGTTACTATAAATCTATCTGCAGTTTGACCGCTAGCAGCTCTTGCTAACATTTCAAGTCCTGCACTTGTCATGGTTATATTTGGAAATTTAGCCATATTATCCCTCCTAAATATTAAATTTCTATTTGGTCCACAACATCAAATAATCCATAAATAATATTATCAGTATCAACATTTATATTAGTATCAGCGATAACATTATCACTGCCGATTTCTATTTGTTCAGCAATATTAGATAATCCATAAATAGAAATAGGAGCAGTTATTGGGTCTATACTATAATCATCTTCTACTCCTATTTCTATTTGTTCTATGTTATTTACAGCACCGCCTACATATATACTAGAGCCAACATTTTGCAAAGCAAAATATTTTACACCTAGATGCGCTGGCTTATATATTTCTATAGCTTTTTGCAAGCCGACCCAATCAAAAAGGCTACCATTATTAAAACAAACATCAAAGCAATAATCTGGTATATGTTCAATAATAGCAGCCGACTTATCATTTAAATATCGATTTGTTAATGTACATAAAAATTGAGGTGTAACGGATACTGGTTTTGCTAAATATAATTTTATACGATTTCTTCTTTCAGCATAATCACCGCTAGTATCTTGTATATTTAGCTCTTTTTCCCATAAATCTAAGCCCCATGTTGCTGTATCGACATAAAATTGATTTAAAATATCCTTTAATTTATCTCGTACAGCATCTATTTCAATACCTTGCGTATCTAAAATACTTTGCATTATTTTACTTTCTTGATAATACCAATCAGTAAAAGTAAGCATTTCTTTGCCTTTTTTACTTTTCACTTAGTTCCACCTCACCAATAACAGCAACTTGTTCAGTGGTAATGGGTATATTTATACTATCATCATTTACTTGCAAATCAGAATAATCTAATACACCATTTGTATTTATTAATATACCTCCAATCTTAGAAATATATATTGTATTAGAATTAAAAGCATTTTCTTTTATATATTCTTCCATATTGCTTTCAAATAATGTCTTAACTTTTTCTAATGTAGTTACATCTTTATCTATCACTATATTAGCTTTTATATTTATAGTTACAGGTATAGCACTAACTACAGTAACAAGAGCACCAATCGGAGAACGTCTATAGCCATTATTGTCATATCCACTTATATATTCAGTAACAGTTTTTACAAGTTCTTCTGTAGCAGGCTTATTATCACCGCCCAATATTACAACTTTTACTGTGCCATTGCCATTCCATAAGGGGATAACATGTACAGCTACTACACCAGGTACAGATAACGCCCATTGTTTATAATTTTGTTCATTTCCACTAGTACCTGGTGTCCGTACATAATCTAAAGTTCTGCTTCTTAAATTATCATCTAATTCAATATCTGTTCCACCTAGCGTTTGTTCTTCATTAGTTACAGATGTTATATTACTATTACTTTCCATAACAACAATAATCTTATTTGCTGTTACATTACCAATACTTCCAGCAGTCATAGCTTGTATAGATGCATACACATATCCTTCTTCGGAAATTACTACATCTTCAGTCGTAAGGAATTCTACAGATTGTATATCTAATACTGTATCAGCCTCTGTAGCAACTTTTAATCCTTTAGGTATCTTTGCACCTATATTACCAACTATTTTTATTTTTCCTGTTGCATATGTTGCTTCTTTTCTAGATAACCCATGTTCATCGCTTCTATAATCTAAAAAAACTCCTTCTGCCGTTTGAATAAAACCCTGTTTAAGAATTTTTTTTGCCATCATAGCTATGAATACCATTTCAATAGAAACTGGGGATATGCTGTCATATATATAACTGCCTTCTGTTTTATCCCATTCATTAGAAATACGAGAAAGCATACGATTACGTATAGCTTCCTCGGTTGTCATTTCTCCATTTAAATAATCAATATCACTTTCACTCACTGTCTCACCACCGTTCTTGATATAGTAATATTTTCACCGATAATATTTTTTACAGAACAAGAAAATATTATTCCGTCATCAATCCATGTAAAGTTAAAATCATCTACACTTGCGGTTCGTTTATCTGCGAGTAAACAATCTTTTACCATACGTTTTATTTCAGATTCAATTACTTTTTTAGGATAACTTTTACCTAATAAAGTATCTATTTCTTCTCCATAATTATCGCTATAAATAAGATATTTATAGCGTTCAGAAGATAAGGCTTTTACACACCATTCAGCCCAAGCTTGTGAACCAGTAACAGTTTTTTGCCTGCCAGTAGGACTTAATATAAATTCATGTTTTTCAAAATCAAATTGTACTGTTTTTCCATAATTAATTTTATCAGAAGCCACTTCATCAACGTATGTTGATGAAGTTACTCCAACAGTTGGAAATAAATTTGGCATAATTAAGCACCACCCGTAAACGGAACTATAACACAATCTATACACCAATATTGTCCACCATTAATAGGAGTTACTTTTACCCTATCTCCAATATGTAATGGCAATATGGGAGTAGGAGTTATAACTGGATGACTATGACTTTCATATTGTGCATCTCCACTACCACCACTTACTTTTTTTGTATCGGTCATATATGGTTCAGATAATGTACAAGCACGATTTACATATATATTAGTCAATTCAAAAGGAAATCCGTCTATAATTACACCTTTAGCCGTAACTGTGCCAATTTGTGATGTAATCCACTGCCCTGTAAATCCTTCATTAACTCTTTTTTGAGCTTGTTCATCAATAAGTGCAGCTAATTCTTTAAAAGGATTTTTCGCTTCGATAATATCTCCTCCTTATATACTCAAGTGAAGCAAGCTCCATTTGCATTGTTCCGGGACTGTTGCAATTATGTTTTACACTAATTACATATAATCCATCATCCCAACCTTGTACAATTACCTTATCTCCCTTGCGAATAGTATTTATATCTATTGCCTCAACTGTAACTGTTTCTTGAATGCCAGTTAAAGTATTTGCAGCTTTTTGTTGTATAGCATTAGTATCCAATCCTTTTTTATACGGAATAACTTTTTGTATTGTCCCGTATTTATCAGTATCAGCATTTGTTTCAAACTCTATTGGGGCTGTAGAACCTTTTTCTTCTTTGCCTAATACTTTTACTTTAGTAACTGCACCATTAAGTGTTTGCTTTTGTCTAACACTTTGTAAATTAACAGCAAATTCAAAAACCCACGGGTCTGAATTTGAACCTATTTCAAACAACTCTAGTCCATCTGGTTGCATACGCACAGTGAATAACTTCCCAGATTTTTCAGCCGTTTCTTTTAATTGGTCCTGAATAATATTCCATAAAGATTTAGCCCTTACAACATCTTGTGCAAGGGCTTGCTTTGTATCTGGAATATTTAATATTGGTATATTCCATTCACTACATATTTGTTTTATACGGTCGCTGGCTGTTGTTCCTTCTTTAAATAAAAATTGGTCCTCGGATTTAGATAAATATATCGTTCGGTCGTAAATTATTAAATTCCAATTTCTACGTGCATTATTATCAATTTCAACATCCCAAATTACACCTGGATGAAGTAAATAAGAATATTTATCTTCACCAAATTTTGTACCACTAACACGAATTTCCATTCCCGGAGTAATTATTGGAAGTCCTGTAAATTGGTCATCTGGAACAGCAAGTTTTACTTTTCCACAATAAGCAACTTCATCAAGTCTATCTTCTAAAGTTAGACTTTGTATACATTCTCTTAAAAAATATTTATTTTGTAATATTACATCATATCGGCATACACTAGGTTTTACAATCAAGGTAAAATCACCTGCTTTGCTATTTTACCAACATTTGCTTCTGCTATCTTACTCCAACTTTCACCATTTCCATAATGTTGTTTTGCTATTTTCCATAAACTTTCTTCTGTACCAAATAAATCATCATCTGTTTTTATTTTTACAAGTTTTGGACGTTCTTTTATAGAAACTCGCTTACTTTGTTGTTCTTCACTTTCCGTACGAACAGCAATATTTTTCCATTCTCTAAAAGTAACATCAAAATAAATATCGCCCGGTTCTCCCCCTTTTTCTTGTGAAGCATATGATGTAAGTAATACATTCATATTTATATCTTGAGCGCCTGATATTATTAAATGTAACGGGTCTGCTAATCCTTTTATAGGGTCATTAAAACGACTTTTCCAATTATTCATTACAGCGTTAGCACTTTCTGGTGTAGGTAATTCTGGGTACATACAATACGTAGGCACATATTCCGAAGGGAAAAATGAACTAAATGAGATTTCTTGTAATTTATCTCCAGTAGTAAAATCTATTTCTCCTAAATTAAGAATATTTATCGTTTGTGTTTTTCTTTGCCATTGCATTTTTATTTCTAGCGGATTAACTGGCAACTGAAATATCGTACTTGTAACTTGGTCAATGATAAAAATTGTTACAGGATTAACCCATGTATTACCCACTAACGCTTGATTTAACAAATTTCCTGCAACTTCTGCAAATTTACTGCCTTTTTGTAATCCATCTAATATAGTAGTTGCTGTTGTTCCTTTATTTAAATAACCAAACATTTACTCAACCCCTATTTTGATATGCTTGTTTTACTTCCGCAAGTATTTTCCAACCTATAGCACTTGCCATTTCATCATCAGATTTATTATTTCCGATATGAATATTTAAACCATTAAACGAAAAAGCATTATTAGAGTTATTGGATTTGCCATTATCGCTAGTATTACCACTAGATAAAGCATAAGCCATTGCTGGCATATAATTATTATTCGTAACATTGGTAAATAAATTACTATTAACCCCCAACATTTGCCCCGCTTGTTGCCAAAGTGATAAACCTCTTTGACGTTTTGAAGAATGTAACGGGATTATTACTTCAGCATTATTTCCTTCAGCAACACGAATTATCTGGTCTTGATTTAAAAATCCACCATTAGCATAGCCTTTAATACCAAGTTTTTTAGCTCCCCAATCTATAGTATCTCGTAATGGAGCTGGTAAAGCATTCCATGCAGAAATTTTTAAATCAGATAAACCTGCATTTGCTCTTGCTACAGCTTCATCTATAGCTTGTCCAACTCTATCAGGAATTTGAGCAAACCAACTTGTAACATCAGTAACTATTGTAGAACACCATTCACTAATTGAATTAGACATTTCGCCAAAGCCCTCACTAATAGTATTAGTAGTTTGTAAAATACTTTCCTCAGCTGATAATAAACCATAACGCATACGTTCAAGGTTCATAGAAGCATTTTCACCAAGAGAATTCCAACCTTCTGCACCTAATTCTTTTAATCTATTGATTTTTTCTCCAGCACTTTCTAATATTTCACCCATCATAGCAGATTGTGCTTTTGCTGTTTCTAATTGCATATTAGACATTTGGACTTGATTTTCACCATATTGATTAATTACTGGGTCAGCAAAATCCCAAATAGAACTACTATTTGAAGCTGTATTATTTTTGGATTGATATGTTTCTGTTGGATAATTAAATTCAGGTATGCTTACATCTGTATTTTGTGCTTGAGGTGTTACTTGATTATACATATAAGGATTATAAATGTTATTGCCATTATTAATTTCTTTTGCATTAAATTTATTTCTGAAAAAATCAACAATAGTTTCACCAATTTCAGAACCAAGCCAATAGCCACCAATACCACCTGCAATAGAACCTACAGCAGTACCTATACCAGGGACTATCATTGTCCCTATACCAGCACCTATTTTACTACCAGCCCAAGCACCGCTTAAACCTCCTGCTTCTGTAGCAATAGCTTTTGTTTTATCCTCAGATGTTAAAATGTTATATCCAGCAACTAAACTACTAATTAATGGGATTTTTTTTAATATTTTTGAAGATGTACTTGTTCCACTGCTATAAGCGTCCCCAAGCCAATAAGAACCAGTTTTAATGTTTTTACCAAAATCAACGGTATTTTTAACTATTTTAAAAATACCACTTAACGGCAAAATTGAAGCCATAAATACTGAACCTAGTCCCAAAGCGATTGCACTGCTAAAATTACCCTCTATTGCAGAATTAAAAGCTGCTTTTATCATTCCAGTAAGTGCGCCAACAAATGCTTTTATTCCAATCTCTGCAAGTTTAGTCATCACCTTACCAAATTGTTCGCCACCAGAACCACTAGCCCACTCATCCATTTTTATCATCATTTGGTCGAGCAAGAAAACAATTTTATCGCCCCACTGCATTTGCTGAAATTTTTCATCACTCGCTAGATTATCCATAAATGCAACTATTTCATCAGATATTCCAGCAACATTACTTTTTACATTTTCTAATGTATCAGCATTAGAAAAAAAGTCTGTAAAAGCTGTAGCTACTACTCTAATTGCAGGTTCTAATGGAGCAAGTGCTTCTATTTGAAATGTTTCAAAAGCACCTCGTAATTGTTCTATATCACCTTTAGCATTATTAAGTTTTTCTAAAGCAACACTAGAAGCGGTAAATTTTTTCATTTCTTTTTCCATTGCAATGAAAGCTTTTGCACCTTGTTCCATAATAACTTTAGCAAGCCCTTTACCTTCTACACCAAACATATCGTATAGTGCCATATCTAATTCAGCAGGGTTTAATTTTCCTAAATTTTTTTGCATTATATCAGCTATTTCAGCCATACTTTTTAATTTTCCCTCAGCTGTATAAAATACACTATTTCCATTGCTATCAAGAAAATTAAATTTGCTAAATGTTTCAGCGGCAGGCTTAGTATGAGGCTGTAAATTATTAAGCATATTTCTAAGACCTGTACCAGCTTTCTCACCTTTTTGACCATATTGAGCAAATGTAGCCAAAGCTACATTAACATCATCAATACTCATACCTACACCGTGAGCGTCAGCTGCTACTTGTGAAAAAGCATATTTCATTTCATGAACGTCTGTTGCAGAAGCATTCGCTGCACCTGCTAATAAATCAGCAACGTGTGTAGCGTCTTTTGTTCCAAATACATTCATGGCAGTACTCATAACTTCCGCTGCTTCTGTAAGAGATAAATCTCCAGCAGCTGCTAAATCTAAAGCAGCTTGTGAAGCTTCACCTAGCACAGATTTTGTATCTACGCCAGCTTTTAATAATTCAGTCATTCCTTGTGCTGCTTCTAAAGCACTATATTTTGTACTTTTTCCTAAGTCTAAAGCACGTTGTCTTACAGCTTCTATTTCTGCACCTTGCATTCCAGTAAGAGCTTTAATATTACTTATTTCAGCTGTAAAGTCCATAGATTTTTGAGCGCTGTTGGTAATTAATCCACCAATACCAACAGCACCAGCACCAACTCCCAAAATTCCTAAAGGAGATGTTAGAGCATTGTTTATTTTATCTAATCCGGAAATTGTTTTATCTTTTAACTTTATAGTTATATCCCATGTTTTCGCTGTAAGCTTTTGCAACCTTCCTTCAACTTTGCTAGTTGTACGCTCAGTTTCATCTTTAGGTTTTATTCTAGGCTCAACCGTTTTTTTAGCAATTTTTTCTAATAATTCATTAGTTTTATTCAATCTATCTTCAATAGTTGATGTGTCTAATGTTATTCTTGGTTCAACTTTAGTATTAGAAAATTTATCCATAACTGCTTGAGTTTTTGCCATACGTTCCTCAAATTTCAAAACGCCTTCATCTATCTTTTTAAGTCTAGCTGTAAGCCTATCCTGCATAGATAAAACTAGCTTTAATCTATAAAATTCTTGATTATCTGCCACATTGGTTCCCCTTTATTTTTTTTATTTCATCTTGTTCTACTTCTAATTCTACTTCAATAGACGCAATTAAAAATTGACGTTCCATGAATGGCATATTAAAAAACTCTGACGGTCTAATATTCCTTCTAATACTTAGTGCATGGGCTACAGATAAAATATTCTTTCCGGATTTTATAAGTTTTTTATATCATCAATACTGATATTATATCCACTAAGTTCTAATACAACATCACCGAGCAGAGAAATCTCACCGCCAAGTAAAATACGTTTTAAAACTTCCTCACCACTAGAAGCACGGAATTTATTTAATAATTCTGGCGCACTCCAATTAGGTTTTACAGTAGAAGCAATAATAAGTCCCATATTAAAGCCTTCGGAGTCTAAAACCTTTTCTGTTTTATTTCTTTTCTCAATCGTGCGAGTATTACGTTCACGAACCCTAGAAACCTGTTTACCAGTTAATGCTTTTAAAGTAACTGGAATACCTAATCGTTTTAATGGAACAATCATTGTTGGTTTATCATCAGCATTACTATTTAATAATGCTGTAATGATATCACTTTCAGACATATCTTTATTTATTTTTTCTTTTACTTCTTCATCTTCAAAATTTTGCTCTACGGTATTTTCTTCAATTTCTGCATTATTTAATAAATTTTTTTCCATTGTTTTATCTCCTTAAATAAATTTTATTCTTCTATTGGGTCTAACAACTCATAACCTTCAAAAGTAAATGGCCACTCTTCTGTTATTTCTTTTCCTGCTTCCCAATTAGCTACATCAATGCTGTCAAACATAACGTTCATTAAGCGTATCCTTTCAAATCCCCATGCCTCGGGGTCTTTAAGTGCATAAATCAATTCTGTTCGATACGAAGGTTTGTCAGAATTAGTAACAACCATAACTTCTTGCATTAATTCATCTGTTACTTTATAACCACTAAGAGAGCCAGTCCCTTTTAATCCTAAAACTTTATGTCTAGTCCAACGGTCGCCAGCAACTTTTAATTCAGCTTTCTGAATTTCAACTTTTGCGTTCGCTTTATTATATTGCGAAAGCCATTTACCTTCTTTGTATATATAGCCAAATGTACCATTAACTACACGAACACCATCTATTGCCATTTAAAAATTCACCTCTATTCACAAATAAAGTCACTAAATATTTTTTCAATAACATCTGTAATATGTGCAGACCATTTTAAATATACCTGGTCAGGCTCTGGTTTAATTGTCGCATTATCACCGTGATATGTTGGATTAAGTTCAACAGTATATGTCCCTTGCTCAATTATTCCACCTTGAGCGCAGACCTCCATATATTGTTTACAAGCACCAATTAAAGCAAGTTGCCCTTCCGTAGTGTTATTTATTTTACCAATGTAATTATCTTCTGCTGTTTGCTGTAAATCAGTGTCAATAGCGTCCATAGTTCTAATACTACGAATTTTTTTAAACGCATTATTTTGGTCTTGTCTTAATGTAATTAAAGAATTAATTCCCTGTAAAACCTTAACAATTCGACCGTCATTAATAAATAAAAATACACCATTTGTAACTGCTGTTTCCTGTTCGCTTCTTGTCCAGCGTCTAGTAACATCATCAAATGGTGTAGCTGCATAAGTTGTACTTTCAGTCATTTTTTGCCCAGCAATTAAACCAGCAACATATGGTGCTAAATCTGCACTAGAATATTTCACATCATCAAGAATTATTCCAGTACCAATATTAATAACTCCTTCGTGATTAAATCCAGCAGAACGCTGAACAGCTTTTTCTACTGCGTCATCAGCAACATCATCTTCGGAAGAACCACCCATAACACACATAATTTTTTTACCTTGTGTTCTCATACGCGTAACCCAAGACGCTATACTTGTTTGAATAGCTTCATCTGTAACACCGTCTAAAGAAAGAATATTAAATTCTTGTGTCTCTAATACATCAAGTAATTTTATATAATCCGTGTTAGCGATTCCAGTAATACCGCTATTCCCACCAGTTAATGCTTGCGAAGTAATATTTTTAATATCTTTACCACTAATGTCAGGGCTTCCTTCCGCTTTACTAGCCAAGATATAAACATTTGCCGTATTTACTGTATCAATCAATTCTGCCCATGTAGCAAAACTATATGTGTATAATAAAGCTGTATTTTCATATAATTTCATGTCAAATGTACCTTCATTAGCAAGTGAAGGGGCAATCGTTAATTTGAAATTATTTCCTCGTTCTCCTACATATTTTGCAGTTATTTTCACTACATCTGTATCTGTTTCATTTTGCAGGGTTAAACTTGCTTCTTTAGCGGTGCTATCCGCCAATCTATAAGCAAGTATTTTTTTTGCTCCTCCTAATGTACACATTTTAAGTGTTTTATAAAAAGTAGAGCCATTTGTATCTTCTAAAGATCCGAATTCATTTAAAATATCGCTTTCTGTAACGATAGTCGTAAAACTATTTGTTTTACCCCAATGTGCTTTAATTGGTAAAACAACCGTTCCTCTATCTCCAGTTTCAATTGCTGCAAGTCCAGCAGATTTAAAATTCATATAGAAGCCCGGTAATTTAGGTAAGTTTGTTGCTTCCCATGCTCCACCAGCCATTTATTAATCACTCCTATTTATTTTATTGGTTTATTTAAAAAATCATTTATTAAATTTCTCATTTCTTCAACTCCATAAGCTTGTATAGGCTTACCGTGAATAGCTCCATCAATAACTTCTGGATTACAGCCAAAAACATTACGAGATACTGCTTTTAAATCTGTAATAGAATACTTAACAATTGGAGCTTGTTTACTTGTTTGTTTTGATGATTGTTTTATTACTTCTTCTGCCATTATTTCCACCTTCTTTCAAATTCAGATAAGTTAATTCTTCCATCAAAATATGTTTCCATCATTAATGGTGCTTCAACATATGGACGTTTTACTTTACGTGCTAAAGATAATTTAATTTGACCTTGTTTCAATGCGTCTGTATAAAAATGTCCTGATACATCTTTTACAGTCATATACCAACGGTTTTTAATATCCAAAGGAATTTTTATTGCCGTTTTGATATCTTCAATTAATTTCATTGCAATATTTAATTCTTCTACTGCATTTCGTCCAAAAATATGACAAGTTATATTCTTTATAACCTCAAAGCCTAATGCACCACATTCTTCAACATCCATGCCATCAAATCTCCATAATATAGATGGACGCTTATATCCTGTTGGCAGGATACCACTATAGCAATCTGCAACTTGTTCGCTTAGCTTTTCTTTACTCCATTCAGCCAAAGCTGTTAACCAATTATCATTAATTATTGGACCTTGCAAAATGGCAGGTTGTAGAGCTAGTACATAGAAATTTACACACCTTGTAAGTGCGTCCCATTCTTTATCGACAGTATCATCACTCATACCGTCAGCAATACAAGTTATTGTATCTGTATCATTTGTTCCTAGTAATTGCTTATCTAAGGCATTACTAATTTTTTTTGCCAACTTATCAACTTCTACATAACTAGACTGTTCACAATATGGCCATACTTCTATTCTTGCCCTATATCCTGCCCATGCTGTATTGTCAGTTTCAGTCATTTCTCTAACTATAAGGTATGGTTTTTGTGTATCTGGTGTTGCTGTATGTGGCTCAAATATACGTTCTTCAACTTCTGGAATAGCTTCGATTAAAGCATTTCTTATCGCTTCACGCATTATTTATTCCTCCCATAGTTTTTTTATTGCCATATCTAACTGCTTTTTCCCATATTCTGCTGCAGGAATAATCGCAGGATATGATTTTGTTCCAGGATGATGGATAGGGTTTTTCTTTATTGGATGTGGTAATCCATTCCACATAAAAGCTTTTTTATGTTTTAAATGTATGTCATGAGGAGGCGTTCCCTTTTCTAGATAACGACCATATCTAACACCATGAGAAATAGTCATTTCTATATCATCACCTAACAGCTGTGTATTATGATTTATACTTTGCCTTGCATGTGCTGTACGGTCTTGCCATGGAGCTATAGACTTGGCTTTTCTTTCCATATCATTACTTATATTTTGGCAAAGTAAATATGTTGCAGCTTTTTTACGTCTTAAACTTTCTCTAACACCATCACAAAACATTTTTCTCTCCTCTTATGAAATAACTTCTAAACCACCATCTAAACTAGTAAGAATACCTTGTATATATCGCGGAATAACTGATATTACCCTAAATCGTTGTCCATAAGCTTCAAACTCATCTGTTATATTTGGTGTACATTTTATATCTACATCACTAGCTGCTAAAAAAGCATACGTTGAATCAGTTTGTTTAATACCTGCTAAAGTATTAGATACATTAACCTGAAATGCTTTTGACTTTTGATTAAAAATGCGTATTAAAAAAGGACCAAGCACAGATTTTTCTATGCTTCGCCCTCCACCTTTAGGAACTTTATTTGTTCTATTTATTATTATTTTTGTTGGATTTTCTGCTATTGTTTTTGCAATATCTTTTTTACGTTCTTCAATGAAATTTTTCATAAGATTTTTGGCACCTTTACTGTAAAAATTCTACTACCTGAAAGATTATTATTTTTTTCTGCCATTTGCTCATACATCTTAGCCATTTCCAAACAATAGCTTAAATAATCACTTGCTGTAGATTTTTCGTAGGTTTCTTGCCCAATACTATATTTTGTTATTTGTCCAACTTCCATTGGTGCTGTAGTAGCTTTTAATCGCCATCCTTGCGCAGCTGCACTATAAATATTATCAGCCTCTGTAAGAAGTTCCTCAATATCTTCATCAGACAAATTAGTATCTTTATCTGTTCCGTCTGGTGGAATAACTTCATGTAGATATTTACGTAATTTCTTTTTAAATTCGTCAGTAATTATCATAATATCATCCTTTTTTTATTAAGCGATTGTTAATTCTTGTACGTTTTCTTCAACTGCTGCAAATACGCCACGATAAGTATAACCTATCATCTGCTGTTCAATCATGCGTGTAAGGTCTCCTCCATTGCTTTCAATTCGTAAATCTTGTTTTAAAAGTTCTTTAAAACCTCGTTTTGGGCGAATTAAATAAATTTTATTTGCCGGACAACCATTATAAATATAAGATTTTTTACCAACAGTTTCTTCCCAGCCATCATAATAAATAATCGTATTAATTCCTGTAATGGCTGGATAATTTGTACCCCCGATTTGATAACCACCACGTAAAGCCATTTCAATGTCAATTTTATTTGCTGCACTAGCTAACATAACTGTAGGTGTACGTTTTTTATTAATAGCGTCTTTCATTCCGTTTTTTATTGTTTCATATAAACGTACCCAAGCAATATCTTCACTAGCTCCTGCATACGCTGTTTTATTATTGGATTTATAACTAAAATCTAAAATAGGACTAAGATGTATATGATTTAATAAAGCATTATAACTTTCACCCATAGCCTTATTTAACATTTCGACCTGAAAAGACTGATTAAAGTCTTTCATTTGTTTTGTATATTCAAAACCAGTGGCATAAGTAACAATACGTGCTGTTGGTCCATATTCTGCTTCGATTGTACCAAACTTAATCTCACTGCCTTCAACAGTTTGTAAAAATACACATGAACCACGCATAGCCCATTTAGCATCTACAATTTCTGGTAAATTAGGGTCAGAAATTGTATCATAAATTGGATGATATAAAGTTTGTACTGTTTCTCTACCTAATTCTACATCAAGAACTACTTTTCTAAGCAATTCTTTAGAAACATTTGTTCCACCATAAGAAATCATTTCTCCTAATGGTTTGCTAAAACTTAATGTTTCCATTTCTCCATTAATAATTTTTTTATCTACATAATCTAATTGCCCATTAAATACAAATGGAATTTTACTTTCTCCTGTGTATTTTCTACGAGCTTCTAATAAGGTATCTTGAGATACTATATTTAACATTTATATTATCCTCCTATTCTGTTTTCATAAATCCTTTTTCTTGTAATGCACTAAGTAAAGAATTTAATACAGTATGTGCGTCATTTTCCCCTGTTGCATTTGCAATATGGTCTAATTTCTCGGGAGTAAACCAAATTGTAGTACCATCACCATTTGTTTTTAATAATTGTCCACTTGTACCATTTCCATCTGCTGGTTTATTTAATTTTTTAGCAAGTTCATCTCCTACTTTTTTAGAATCAGCAGCTTGTCCACTTTTTGATAAACTATTATCAACAGTGATAGAGCTAGTTGCATTTATAGTAGATACATTTTGCGGATAAAGAACAAACTGTATAACATTATTTTTATCTTTAGCAGATGTTATTCTTCCAACTAAAATAGCACCACTAACAGAACTATCATCTGTTAATTTTTTTGTCGCTGAATCATAATATAATGCAGACCCAATAGCAAATGTTTTTGATGTATCAATTTGTGTTGTAATATATTCTGCTTGTTCCGTCTGTAATGCAATTAATGTACCATTTGTATTCTCATCTTTATTTACTTTTTGTAAAGATACGCCAAAAAATCCATCAATCACACAAAATTCTCCAGCTTCAACACCAGTACCTGCTGGAACAGTAACATCTACAGATTTACCATCACTTACTTTTATTTGTGATATAGGTAATACTGTACTTGGTATAGGTTGTCCTTGATAAGCCATTGTTTTAACCTCCTAAAATTAAATAGATACTTTTTTAGTAACAAAGAAAGAATTGTTATTATTATTTACATTAATCGGTGGTACAATATCAATTTTTGTATTAGCTAATAAAGCTTGTACGGATTTATCTGCTAAAATGCTATCAATTTCACCAGCAATTACCGCTTCATCAGAGCTATCTGTATGGAGCATTTTTTTTACTACATTTTGAGCCATTTCTCCACTTACTTTTTCACTTAGAACTTTATCAATAATTTTTTCTTTATTTTTATTATTAGATTGCTTTAATAATTCTGCTGCACTTTTAATATCATTTAACAGCTCATCGCCTGTTTTTCCAAACATTTCACCGCAAGCTTGTTCAATTTTATTAGGTTCTTCATTATTACTAATACCAAATTCACCACAAGCTTGTCTTAAATCCTCTTTAGTAATTGTTCCATTATCAATAAGGGTTTTTAATTTATCATTCATGTTTTGTATCTCCATTTCTCCCACAGGTTCCCATATTTCTTTTCGCTTAACCTCTACAGGCTCGCCAATTAAAATATTATCAAGTTCTTTTGTATAATTAATTTTATAATACTTATCTAATCTAGAATTATCATCACTATAGCAAATTATAAAATAATCATCATATACAGTATTGATATACAAATAACCACTTTTATTACCAATAAATTTTTCATAAGCTAACTGACGCAAAGTCTCTCGTAATTCTTCATGTGAAGTATCTACTATACTATCTATACTTGCCATTTCTCCACTTATAGCTATAACTGACGTTGGCATTCCTGCACGATTTAAAGGCGTCCAGTCTATAGATAAACCTTTATAATCAGTAACATCTGTTTCACCAGTAATTGTATTTTGTTCTAATTGCGGATAACCAAAAATAGATACCTGATTTATTGCTTTTCCTCGTATCCATCTTTTTAAATCAGTTGCAGATTTATCAACAAGTCCTCTAAAATAAGCAACGTTATTTTCCATTTTTGCACCTATCCAATGAGTAACAGGTGTTGGAAACTCTGTTGCAACATTTTCAGCTTTTTGATGTCCTAAAAATCCAGGTAATCCTGTGCTGTTTACTTCCCCAACAATAGAATTTAGTGCATTACTTGTGTAATTCCACCCTCTTGTACTTTTACCAGCAGGAACAGACATGACAACCTCTAAGGGGTCAGTATCATCACCTTTTAATGCGTCAATATCTGCCCAATTTGCTATTGGAATATCTTCGACATTCATTTCACCAGTAATTTTTGCTGTTAACATAATACCGTTTCTTTTTATACTCATAGTTTCACCCCCTTTCATTATTCAAACATTTTATAATGCGTCTGATACCATTCTTCTATCTCTGGTTGTGATTGTGGATTTTTTAACCAAGCTTTTAATTTATCTACCACAACTGTTGTATTTTCTGGTGCTGGTTGCAACGTACATATACAATTTGGATGCGCAGGATATATTGGACAAGACATTGCCTCGTATATTCCATTTCCATTTGGTCCACCAGTAGCATTAGTGTCGCAAATATCTTTACGTGGATGACTAGAACTTATAACCCATTTTACATATTTAACTACAGGAGTAGCTTTTGCAGAAGCAATAACACCTTCACCATAAGCTGCTGTAAGTTCAGTTCGTGCAAGTCTCAACGCATTATAATCAAGATTTGTAGGAATACGACTCCCCATTCTTTTCATCATATTAGGATAGTTAGCTGATATACTTGTTTTGCCTTTTTTTACATAACTTTCTAGACTACGTGCTACAGTAACCACATCTTCACCAACTCCAGCACGAACAATATCTGACATTATTTTTTTATTATGTTGACCAACATTCCATATACGTTCAGATAATTTCAATCCGTCTTTATGTGAATGCGCAAAACTTATTTGTACAGCTCGCTTGCGATTAAATTCCATAGATTTTATAAATGGTACAATATCAACACCAGCTTTTTTTAATACATCTGTAGATACTTGCTTTGTAAAATACATTCCGTTTTCTGCGCCATCTTCCACTACAGATTTTATTACTTTTGCCAAATCCTCATTAAATTGGTCTATATCTTTTGCTATCGCTTCTAACAAATATTTAAGATTTTTATTTTTTCCTCGCTTAAATTCTTTAATAATCCTATTTATGGACGCTATATATAATTCAGCTATCGTTTCGTCAGTTTGTTGTAACATTAATAAATATTTTTTTCTAGCTTCTAATGCCCATTTATAATAATCACCACTCGCTGATTTAATCCCATCTAGCTCGCTCATACCTCATTGCCTCCGGTTAATATATTATCAATATTCTTTAATTGCTTATTTTGTTGATATGCTTCTTCTATCGGCTTGTTGAGCATTTTTGTATCTTCAATTCTAGACTGTTCTTGTTCCCATGTTTCCATAGTATCAATATATTTAGCTAGGTAATCTACAGCCGACTGAATACTAATAATATTACTATCTAAGGCATTACTTAATGCTTGTGTTATTACATATAAAGTTTGTGCGTCTGATTGTTCATCTTTATCCATTACTGCGTCCCATTCAATTTTTACATTGTAGGACTTATAATTTCTGCCAGATATAGAGCTAATCATGGACAAAGCCATTCTTGCAAACATTTTCCATGATGTTTCCACCTGTTCCCTTTTTCGCTCTATTCTGCGAGTAAGAATTGGACCTTGTTCTTTTGTGCTGGCTTGAGAACTAGAAATATGAACCCCAAAAGCAAATTCTGGTACTTCAGAAGTATCAATAATACAATAAAATAAAAATTGCAATAAAGTTGAAGTATCTCCAATCGCAGATGTACACTCTATAAAGCTTGCGTCATCTTCATCCTGCATTAGCAAGATTTGTTTTCCGCTTATATCTAATCTAATATCTTTCTGTTGTTTCATATCATTAAAAGCATTAGGAAAATTATCTCTTAAAAATTTTTCAACATCTTTTAATTTAAATTTAAGTTTAGGCGTTGAGTGCATTTTACTTCCGGTTATTGCGTGAATCATTACATCATGGTAAGCCTTTAAAAATGGTTCTATTGGTTCAAGTTCTGAATAACCGTGTAGTTCTGTTTCATCTGGCTCGTTCTTAAAATGAATAATAGGAATAAACCCCCAAGGATTTGATTCTGTTTTACTCTCAAGCCCTTTTGGTGCATTTCCTTCAATCATTGTAATAATTTTACTTGCTGTTAATTTTTGGCGAAAAATATATTCTTGTTTATTACCTTTTTCATCAATCCATTTATTTCTTGATAATAGAGTAATAGCAGAATATTCTCCTGTTATAGGGTCATATTCTATTCCACCTGTTGGAATTAATTCTGGCGGTATAAGAATATAATCTAGCATTGTACCTCTGCTATTTTCTGGATATAGTTTGGAATTAGATTTCTTATTTATTAATCGAATAAAAACTTCACCGTCAATCAAATTTTTCTGATGAGTACGTTGCATTTTACTTTGTAAGTTTTTTATAAATAAATCTAATTCCTCTTGTGCTGACTCATCTTCACATATAAAGTTTGGAGTTCCCATGAACCCAGCTAATGTATTTATAATTGGCTTAGCAAAACCAGCACCTAATTTATATCTCTCATCACGATTGTAATAAAGGTCTCTTGCTTTTTTATAATCAACGTGACCTTCTATCCCCAATGAATACGGGGCAGAATACATATTATTTACATTAAAAAACCAATTTCTAATACGTAACTTGCTTATTTCTCCAGTGGCTTTATTAAGCCATTTTCTAATTACCATATAATTTTGCCCCTCCTAAAAGTGCAGCAATATTTGGGTCAATATTATTTCTAACCTTAGCAAATGCAAGAATTAAAGCGTCTGCACGGTCTGGACTTCTACGAATACGTTTTTTATAAGTCTTTTTATCTTCTAAAATAATACGTCCTCGTCTATCTATTGAATATTTACGTGTACTTAATTGTGCCGATAATTCATCATCATTTGGAATTTCAATATCTCCATCAAGTAATCGTTGTTTTAAATTACACCATTGTTCAGTAATCCAATTTGCATAATGTTCTTTATCCATTGGACTACCTCCGTTATGACAAGCTATTACATCAATATTTAGTCGTTGTTCCCTTATAGTTTCTCTAAGCATATCTGTAACACCACCACCAACACCATCATCATCAATACGAATGGTCGCATATGGCTTGTGATAATCTCTCATAAAATTCTTTGTAATATTCAACAATTTACCTGCTGTGGTAGTTGTATCTTGCTTTGTATAGTGAAATAATCCCAATGTTTTCCCAGCAATTCTAGGAACAAATATCGTTTCATCATCGCCAAAACGAGCAATATCTGCTCCAACATGAAGCATTGAATTGTAATCTATATCTAAATCCCTCATCATCGCAGCTTCGACAAGTTCTAATGGAATTAATCCGTCTGGCTCTGATTTTGGAAATTCTCCAAGCACACGAACTCTAACAACATCACTGTCCATACCATATTGACGAATAAGCCTTTGACAATAAGCGCTAGCTACACGGTCAGTATCCATACAATTAACTTTTATTGTGTAATATAAATCTCTATCCTCATGAAAAGCACGTTTGAATACTCCAATATTTTGAGTAGGATTGCCACATAAAAGTAATTTAGCGTCTTTTGTAGTCAATGCACCTTCAATCGTTTCATAAATCGGGTCCATTACACCACTTGCTTCGTCAATAACAAAAAGCAGGTGTTCCTCATGAAACCCTGCCATATTTTCTGGCTTGCTGGCGGTTCTTGCTGTAGCAAACCATCTCTCCGGATATATTCTGTTTTGAACCTTTGTTTTTTGCCAATCAAAAAGTCCATCTAATAATTCAGAGCGTTTTAGCCATTTACTAATCTCTGGCCAAAGAATATCTAATAATTGTTGTTGCGTTGGAGCTGTACATGGCACTTTAGGAAATGGTCGCGTAAACATAAACCACAAAATAGCCCAACTTTCTAATGCAGTTTTCCCGACACCATGACCAGAACGAACAGCCACACGAGGATGATTAGCTATTGCCCTTAGACATTCTATTTGCCATTTATCTGGCTGTGCTTTTAAAACATTTTGTACAAATGGTACAGGGTCATCAATATACTGACGCATGGATTTTGCCAATTCATCAATATTTTTATTGTGTTTTGTCATTTTTCCCCTCCCATACTTTTTCTAATACTTCTGTTAATAATTCTGCTGCATTTGATTGTTGTTCTGTTTCCTCTTTATCCGTATGAATAACTTTTTCAGCATATCCTCTGTTTTTCCCTAATGTTCTAAGAACAGATAAAGACACTTTCCAATTTCCTTTTTTTATCTCTGAAAAAATAACACCTTCAGCCAAATCTAAAACTGTTTCTCTCGCTTCTTGCTGTGCCTGTTGTAATCTTTTAGACTTTTTAACTCTATAAGATAATGCTTGTCTTGTAATCTTAATGCCATACATTTGCTCTAAATAAGTAACTGCATGAGTTAATATCCCTGCACTTTTCTGCAAAGCTTTTTCAGCCTGTTCCGTTGTAACCTTCCTAACGCGTTCTATACGCGTTTTTTTATTTTCTATATTCATTTTCATTATCCTATAGTAAAATTGTCAAATTACGTCAAAATAAGGCTAAATAAACATACTATCAGAAGTATGCTCCTTTGCCTTATCTAATAAGTAATTACAACCAGTTAATCTGCACGGAACATCACATTTACTCATATTTGTTTTATATTGTAATTTTTTCTTTAGAATATCTTTTTCTGTAATATGTCCAACAATTTCATATGGTTTATGGCAACAATACATTACATTGCCTTGCTCATCGAGTGCAATCTGAGTGAAATTGGATATACATTCTCTAGGAGTATATCCAATTCTATTAAATTTATAATTTATAACTACACGCTTATCTCGACATTGTATTCGCTCTAATTTATCTAATATTGGAGCTACATTGTTTTTATTCTTATAATATTGAGCTTGCATACTTTCTACAGGTCTAAATATGATGTAATCTACATCCAAATCTTTGTGTGCATAATAAAAATCAAGGTCAGCATAATCTTTTACTACACATTGGATTTCTAATTTTGTAGGAATGTTATTTTCTTTTTGCCATACTCGATAGGCTTGTATATTTTTAATAACTTGTGTATATCTATCTACACCCCTAATAACTTTATACTGCTTAGGATTACTAGCGTCTAAAGATACTTTTAAATATTTAGGAGCAATCTTCTTCAAAATATTAAAATTCGTATTTACTCCATACGGTATATGGTTTTCTTCTAAAAAATCTGTTATTTTTTCAAAATCTGGATTAAGCGTTGGTTCGCCACCACCTGTTAAAATAATACTCTTAACATTAAACTGTAATAATATTTGTACATACTCAATAAATTTGTCATATGTCATATATCTAGACTTACGACTTAATTCATCCCAACGCCCATATGTACAATAATTACAATGATTATTACAAAAATTAGTTAAAAATATATCTGCTGTAATAGGCAATTTATAAAAAACATTCTTCATGTTAAAAATTAATTTATTATCATCAATCACTTTTTCACCTTCTTATATTTTTCATTGATTATTTTAGGAGTACATAAATTCCAATTAATTTTGTGATGTATTCTTTTATGACTGGTATTCATCATTGCCACCTTAACAGCTTGAGGACTAAAAATGACACTTGAAAACGGCTTGTTATATCCGCCCTTTTCCAGATACACCTCTGTCATACCTCCAGTAGTTTGCTGTGTAGCTGCTTGAATAATACATATTTTTGTATAAGTAAAGAATAATTTCCCTTTGTTTCCTAAATGTGTATATGTCGATACATCTTCGTTCTGCTTACCACTCCACCAAAAGCGATTATCAGTACGACAAAAGAAAGTATTCATACACTTTCTAGCAAGTCCTTTTTTATAAAATCTTCCGTCAATGCCTCCAATATAGTCACCAGCTTGAGCAATGGCAACTGATAATGCCCCTGAGGTATCCAGAAATTTAATTATTGCCTCAAATATATTATCAAGATTTTTAATTTTACGGACCTTAAGTTTCTCTTTTTTCCCTTTTGAAATATATCGAGCGTCAAAAGAAGTATAATCGTCGTCAAGTTCAAGAAAATATGTTAGTCCTAAATCTTTTGCTATATCAAAACACGCATTACGGGCGTAGACGATAGCTCTCATATCTTCATTGTCATTTATACCCGTGTCGATTTTAGCAGCTATAGCACGTTTATCAAATACGATAACTCTGTCTTTGAATTTCTTTTTATACTCCGGCAATGTAGTATCTAAATCGTCGCAAACGATATACCAATTACCAGTGTAATTGCCTTTCTTTAAAGCTCTAAGTGTTTTTATATTGTCAGGTCTGCCGTTAGATAAAATAAATACTGCAAAATCATCACGCATTTTCTTCCTCGCTCTCTACTAGGGATTTTAAATCCTCACTTAGCTGAACATAACCATTACAAATAGCGTTATTATAGTCAATTATAACGAGTGCAGATTCTTCCATAAGCTCTTGAATTTCAGCTGGTGCATGAGCATAATATTCAGCAATATTTTTATAATTAAAAGCATAATGGCGCGTAGCTGCTTTACGTAGAAAAGCTTTTATTTCTTCTGGAATATTTGCTTGCTCTATTTTCTCTAGTAGGGAATTGCACTTGTCCTCATCAACTAAAGCTTCAAGTGTAGGGCATTCACCAGTTATTTCATATTGTGGAATTTGGATATTTGTACTGTATTTATTATCATCTGTTAAATCTAAGTTAACATCTGGTATATTATCCATAAATCCAAATAAAGACATATCAAAATCAAGTATATCTGCAAATTCTTGATTTAATAAATCCATGTCCCAATCAGCTAATTCAGCAGTTTTATTATCTGCAAGACGAAAAGCTTTTATTTGCTCTGGTGTTAAATCTGAACAAATAATACATGGAACATTTTCCATTTCTAATTTTTTAGCTGCTTTATATCTAGTGTGTCCGCATACAATTATATTGTTATTATCCAGGATAATTGGATTTTTAAAACCAAATTCTTTAATGCTATTTGCTACATATTCAACAGCATCATCATTAAATCGTGGATTATTTTCATAAGGATTTAATTCAGATATATTCTTATAAACTATCTGTAATTCTTTCATTTTTTCTCCTCCAAAAGAAAAAGCACAAGCTATAATGCCTGTGCTTTATTATTGATTTAATCTCGTATGCAATTTTTGATGTTATTAGTATAACACGAAAAACATAAAAAAAGAGCAACAAAAAGGCGCCTATTTGAGTACAAAAACACGCACTAAAATGATAACTAAAAGTCTACAAAAAGTCTACTAAACGCGCACTAAAATAATCACTATTAAAATTATGTATTTATCCACAATTATTGTGGATAAGCTGATTTATATGAATAAATCTAACTGTTCATGTATAGCAGTTAGACCGAATAACATTCTTGATAATCTTCTAACAGCTTTATTTCTACATTTTTTAGCCCACTGTTCGGATATATAATTCCGTTGAGCTATCTCACGCCATGTTTTATTATCTAAATAAAATGATATAACAATTCTTTTTTCTTCATCTTCAAGACCTTCGATGGAGCGGTCTACTTTTTTTATTATTCTATTTATAATTTCTAAACGATTTTGTAATTCTACAATCTTAGCTTTATACTGTGCTTTTTTTGCTGTATATGCCTCAACCGTTGTTAATTCACTATTACCTCCAGCAGTAATATCATCACCGTATTTAGCTATAGGAGCGACCACCTCTAATTGCATAGTCTGTTGTAATACTTCAATATCTTCGGTTAAATTTTTAACCGATATTTTGAATTGATTATAATTTTTTAAGTAATAAACTGTTTTCCCAATGTAATCAACGTTTTTATTCATAATTACCTCCATTGCAAATACGACAGCAAAAGGAGCGAATATATCGCCCCTTTAATTAATATTTTCATCCTGCTAATATAAGTGAAATTGCTACTATGATAAATATTATTATTGTTGTTCCAAAAACTTTACGACCTCGTTTTTCATCATTTTGTTTTATAATTTCATATTCAGTTGGTGGTCTTTTAAACATTTATATTCTCCTTAATCCCATAAAGATATACTATTCACTGGTTGCAAATACCCAGCTTCGATTAAAATATCTCTTAATGTTTTGCCAAAACAACAATAGGAATGTTTATCAGCAATTTCTATAATTGCTGCTTGTCTTGCTTCTTCCGCAGTTAAATATTTTTTATCATCTTTACCAGGTGCATATCCAAACCCCCAACCTGATGAAGAATTATGCATACCATCTATACCATATCTATAAAATTTGTCATTTGGGTCATATGCTATTTTTATTACTAGCTTTAATTTGTATTTTTTATTTATATTTAGAATTTCTTTACTACAAAATTCATCTAAATATGTTCCAAAATCATTTGTTGCTTGGATATTATCCATTATATAAACTTCCTTTATTTATATATTTTATTACTTTCTAAATCTTTAACTACTATACGTTCTTTAACTTCAAAACCAAATTCTTTAAATACTGCTTTTGTAGCTTTTAAAGCTATTTTTAATCGTACTAATCTTTTTTGTTCATTTTCTTTTTCAATTTTATTTATGGCATTATATGGAACTGTGTCCATATAATGCTCATGATTGCGTTTTTCCATTTATATCTCCTCGTATATAGTTATAATCTTCAAATTTATCAACTGTATTAAATATTATTTTGCTATTCACCCAACGTTGAAGATGTTTTATTTCTTTTGGAGCATTTGGTTTATCATAAATCATTACGTATGGGTCAAGACCATTATCACGTAACCAATATATCCTGTTTAAATCTTCACTAAAACTACTCCAGAAGTTAGTTAATACATAAACTTTAAAATATCTATAATTTAAAGTGAAGTTTTTTCGTATAAACAAAAACTTTTCTTTTATTTCTTCATCTCGTGGATTATCCCACGCAAAATGAAAAGCTTTTACTTTTACTTGTTTTAAAAGATTAATGTTATCTTGGTTTATTAACCTAGCATCTAAACCTTGAGTAAAATCAACATAAGCTTTTGAATTTATAAGTTGTTCTAATAAATCCATATGTTCATCACATGCTAGTAAGTTTGGGTCAAGCAGTTTTATTGTTTTTTGACCTCTCCAAAATTGGTTTAAATCAGCAACTCTTCTTGATGTAATGCCTTCTTTTTTACATACTATACAGAAAGGACAATTTCTAATACAGCCACGAGTTAGAAAACCATAAGCGATATCAGCAAACTCATTTCCGTATAATTCATAGTCTGGATATAGTTTTTCAATATTTTGTGGTAAATTACATCTAGGATTTAAAGTTAAGCCTGTACCACCAACAATTACATCAAAATCAGTTAATATTTTTGCAATCTCTTTATTTTCTGCAAAAATACACGCACCAAAAACTACATCATACTCATTTCTAAAGAAAGGAATTTGACCTTTCAATATATTTTTCTTATCGTTTTTTGATAACCTTAGAAAATCAACTTCATATCCCTTTTGTTTATAATATGCTGATAACTTCATTAATACCAAGCTTGGAAAATTATGACTATCTACGTCAATTAATAATATTTTCAACTTATCTCCTTAATGTTTTATTACTGGTTATATTTTTTATAACTTTTTTTGAAAATTCTTTTGCAAATCTATGTTTCAATGTGCAATTAGTCTTACTACATGTTTTCTTATTTATCCAACACATATATCCCATGTCTGCCTCATAGTATCGTTGTTCACAAATATTACTCATTATCTTCCAAGTAACCTCTTTTTCTGTTTTTATCATTTACAAATTTAAATAAGTGTTTTATTTGTTCATCTGTAAAATTATGTTTTAGTAACGTAAGACAAGCTACAATTACATCACAAGTTTCTTCACCTATATGTTTTTTATCATTTTCGTCTAAAACTGCACTTATTAATTCTTCATACTCTTCTTCAATTTTTAAACATTGGCTTGATATTTCTGTTTTAAATTTAGTAGGTTTTAAATTGCAAATCATATTTATCTTTCTCCAACATATAATTTAATCATCTTTGATAATAGCTTTAATAGCCAAATCTAATCCATTTTTAAGTGCTGGATTACTATTTATTTGTTCCATTGTGTATCCCAAGTCATTCAAAGTATCTTCAGTATCATAAGTATATGCAAATTCATGACTCCAAAGCTCATAAATAAACATAGATTTTATAAATCCACTTCCGTCCTTATCTTGTTCTATAGCTTCTTGCTTTTCTTTTCTATGTCTTTGCGACATATTTTTTAATTCTTCCTTATCTTTCTTTTTTATAAATCCACCAAAGCCAATAGAACAAATATCTTCTCTATTCAATCCATATTCTTTTAATTTCTTTTTAAATTCTTCTTTACTAGAAGTAAATATATAGAAAATTTTGTCTTTAGCAAACGTATCATATTCCTCTTGATGTTTATTTTTCATTTCTTCATAAGTCATCATCTTTTATACCTCGTTCCTTTATTTTTCTATTTAATTGTTTTTTAAATTCACATACTATCCAATCGAATTCAAGCATTTCTTCTTCAGCAAATCTTTCTAAATTTCTAAGTACATAATCCGCTTCTATGCTTACTTTTTCTTCACATTCTTTTAAAAATATTTCTTCATCCATATCCATGACATTAAAATAAATTATTTTCTTCCTTAAGTTGTTTAATTATATATGGGTCTGTTTCCGTATCAATAGTTGTGCTAAGTGGTGTAATTATAACTATTACTCTAGGTTGTAAACTATTTACTTCTACAATCTTACTACCATCAAAATTTTTTATTATTCTATCGTCAGAAAGTACCCATTTTGTGTATAACGTTTTTTTATGGTTTATTGTTTTATATTCATCAGATATGATATCTGATGTTGATTGTAACAATCCTAATAAATCTGGATAATGAGCTTTACTTTCTAAGTAATATAGACAGCACATAGATACACCCATACTAAAATGTCTTAATTTTTCTTGTACTTTTAATACTTGTAACGCTTTTCTACAAGAACTTTCATACTTTCGATAAGCCTCACTTGGTAAAAGGACTGAACGTCCTTTTACCATAACTGGGCTATTCTTTTTTGTTACAGGATTTCCATATAAAACAAATGCAAAAGGTGTTTTATTCATTGGTATCTCCTATTAATTCTTTATAATCTCTACATTTACATAAAAATTTATTTTTATATTTATAATCTCTTGGTATAGGCAAATGATGTTGAATCCCTAAATTTTCTACTATTCCATTTGGAATATAACTATCTATAAAAAAACATCCATCATTACATGACCATGCAGGGCATTTAGTACATTCTGTTTCATTATTATTAAAGTCATCACATATTTTAGAAATACTAATATAGTAATTCATCATTGTTTCAAAATAATTTTTAGTAATAACATGAACATCATCATTAAATAGTATGTTTCCTATTTCTTCACAAGATATTTCTTCACCTGAATCATTAGTGAAATAAAGTTCTTCATCATCTTGTGAAATACTAAATTTTTTTAAATTATCTATATTAAATATTTCTTGTTTTTCTCCAAAATCAACATAAAATTCTTCTTCAAAATGAACTCCATTTTCTTGCATAAAAGTTTTAATTGCGTTTATATTTTTCATTTTGATACCCCTTATATAAATGTACATAATAATTTTTATACATAGCAGCTTGTACTTTACTTTCAAAGCAATTTCCTATCATCAAAACAGCATAATCAAATGTTGTTTCTTCCCATGTATCTTCAACGATATCTCCGTCTATGTCTATGCGATAATAAATATCATTTTGTACTGGTATCCAAGAGTTATATCGTCTTATATTCATTACTACATAATCAATAGGTATACCATCTGGAAAATCTTCATGTGTTAATATATTATCTACTCTTACTTGAATTTGATTACCTGTATAAGTATTATCCATATAATCAAATTCGGACAATACTAATATATCGCCAACTCTAAACATACGGTCATTCTTGCGAATTTCAAAATTTTTAATTCCATTTATAATATCTTGAAAAAATTTTGGCTTTATTTTTAATTCATGTATCATTTTAAACTCCTAATTAAAATCTAAATTTAATTGTTTAGCGTGATTCAACATAATCTTATCTACATTTACTTTTTTAGCATTTCCTACTACCTGCTGATAATCTATAAAACTTTTAATTTTATTCAAATCTGGATAATACTGCATTAGTTTTCCATAGCTTAAAGTCGTGAGTTGATTAAGCTCCATAATGAAATTAAAAACAACTTTATTTGATTTCTTTGGTTTTACAATATTATCGGTCATATTACAGGGTTTTCTATATTTAGCTAAAATACTTGTCCTTGAACGTTCATAATTATATTTATATGCACAGTGTTCAGAACAATATTCCCTTTTTATATAGTTAGTCCAAAACTCTTTATGACAATACTTGCATTCTTTCCACATAATAAAACCAGCCTTTCAAAAATTGATGTTATTTTTTATTATCAGAGTCGATTTAAACCGTTTTATATATCTACATATATAATTAATCATAATTTACATAAAAACGGCTGTATTGACTTCTTAGACGTTTTTAACCACATTTTAATTACATATCGTACTGCGATTTTATCCCGTATTTTTCCATTACCTCATAAATCTTCAATAAAAATGTTTTAGATAATGCCCAGTCGTCCCAATCGTCTTTAACTAAAAAGCCTTCTGTATGTCTATTATCATTATTTAGATAATATTTTTGCTCAATTTGATTAAAGTAAATAAGATTTTCTTTTTCTAAAATACGCAACAACATTTCTGGCGATATGTTATACATACTAGCCATAAAATCGACATCACCAAAATCCATATAATCAAGAATATAGTTCAACAATGGTCGTTGTCTTTTATGTTTACCTACTGAAATATCTACTCTCTTTTGTATATTATTAGCTCTTTCTAATACTTTCTGTGGGTCATTCCATGCTTTTTCAATCTCAATAAAATAACGACGTGCCTTTCTTCCTTTTTCAGTTCTTTGTATCATACAAATTTCTTTTGCCATGTCCATTTTTAAAATGTGATTTATTTCTTTTTGTGGCATTATTACACCATCAACACGGCTAACATTTTTGTTATCCGTCATATAGTCAATGTTTTCTTCAAAACCATATTCCAACATTCTTTTAAACCACATAGTATACGGTGTATTAATTTCTAAAAACTCATGTAAATCTCGACCGCTTACCACTTGTTCATTATTTTTATTAACTTTAACCTTTATTAACTCATTCATTTTTCTAATCTCCTTTACTTATTTATGCTTGTAATAATCTTTTTTGAAGTTTATTCCTTTGTAGATTTTTAATATCTTGGCACTTCCAAAAAGAATATCTAGCACATTGAGTTTATCTTCATTGGTGGAAATCCAAACACCACCGACAAAACACTGTAATTCGTAGTATCCATCTATTCCCTTACATATTTTGCAAAATTCTGTTTTATCGTTATATTTAACTTTAAAAACTCCATTATAAGGAAGCCCTATTCTATCCATACAACTATGAATAGCCCTTTGTATTAAATCTTTATTACGCATTTATTACTCCTTTAAGTCATTTATATTCATTACTTTTCTTTGACTCAGTGAATTAAATGCAATGTAGTAATTTGTAGATTTTAAACGGTCAATAAGCCTACCAGAATAAGTATTTTCTAATTCTTGTTTATTCAAATTTGTTGTAATTATTATTGTTTTTTTTCGATTGTACCTTTCAGTTATTATACTGTGTACTTTTTGTAATACCCATGGTGCATTAACATCTTCTCCACCTAAATCATCAATTACTAATAAATTAGTATTTCTTAATCTATCCTCAAACATTGTCCATTCATCAATGTTCTTCGCTTTCATCGAATATAAATTGTCCATTAATGAACTCATAGGGATAAATAACCCATATCCACCTTTATTTATATATTCTTTTAAAATACATACTGCTAATGTAGTTTTTAAAGTACCATATCCACCAGCTAATATAAGACCTATACCATTTTTTATATACTCACTCATATTTTTTGAGTAGTTATAAACTAATTTCGCATTTTCTCTAATTTCTCCATTTACTTTTAATGTACTAAAAGATACATCTGCATATCGTTCATGTATTCCTGCGTTAATTAATTGCTTTTTATTAATCCCAACCACTTTTTTCGTTGGCGAATTTTCTTCTTGCTTCTTCGGTTGTTTCTGCTTTATTTGTTGAATATACCCTTTTACGTCCAACTGTTTTTCCTTGTCGAACCATTGTGGCTGCTTTTTTTTCATTGCTAGTATCATTTTTAAAGCCTTCTTTCTCCCACCGCATTAATATTTTCCCGATATAATTCACCGACCGCCCATGACATAATGCAGCTTCTTTTATTGCCTCAAGAACCCAATTTTTACCATAAGTGTCAAGATAATCAGCTAATTTATTGCCTTCAACTTCACCATTAATTGGATGAATATTGTTTGAGAATAAATCAACTATTTCCTTAAAATCATCATCCAAAAATCTTTGATGTTTTTCTTTAGCAGCAGCTATATTATTAGTAGTATTATATTTAGTATTATTAATAGTATTATTGGGTAAAGTTTCTTTACTAGGGTAGTCAATTTCTTTTACTACTGGTGGTAAAGTTTCTTTACTAGGGTAGTCAATTTCTTTTACTACTGGTGGTAAAGTTTCTTTACTAGGTGTAGTCAATTTCTTTATATATTTAATATTAGTAGTATATTTATTAGGTGTCGTAAAATTGCCTTTCTTTTCAAGAATATAGTTTTTCTTAACCAAATCACTTAAAACTTTTATTGCTGTTGGTTTAGAAATTTTGAGGCTTTCAATTAGGTAACTATAACTACCAGTATATTTTTGATTATTTATTGTAAAATTGTGTATTATAGCAAATACTATTAATTCTAATGGTTTTAAATCAAGACGTGTCATCATCCAGCCTTGTATTTGTATATAGCTATCATCATTTACTCGCCCCATTTATTACACCTCACTTTAATTAGGCAATGTTTCCGCTGTTAAACTACTTATATCTATAACTTCTGCCCTAACAGGAACAGTAGGTTTTTTATCTTTAGATTTTTGTTTTGCTGTTTCTTTTGGTTTAGGCTCTTCTTTTGTTTGTTCCACGACATTTCCTTCATTATCAAATAATGCCACCTGCGCTCGTTTACCTTTCAAATAATCAAGTGCAGCATAAATTAAATCGTCTAATTTTTGACTACCATCTTCGCTAAGACATTTATCACCGCTATATTCGTCAGAAGGGTTCATTCTTTTTGGAGTGTTAATAATTATTGGATTATCGTCTTCACCAGTATAGAATTTTAGATGTATGCTACAGCCAATAGTATTATCTTTAGCATGATAAATAGTAACGCCGTAACATTCCGCTTTTGAAGAAATCTCTTTTTCTGTTTGTTCAGATAAACCCATCATAGCCAATGCCGTTTTTTTTAAACCTGTAATAGCTGCATAAAATTCTGGAGTTGCTTTTTGTTTAAAATCTCGTTTTACGCTATCTCCATTGTCTGTAAAATCCATTCTGATTTTATCTTTGATAATCTTTACACTATTAATACAATAACGTTCTTCTGTAGACATCTTATACATCCTCTCTCAATTCCCAATTCATAGGTTTAAAATCCTGGCGATAACATCCAGCACATGTATATTTACTGTATTTAATAATTTCACATTTTTTACAGTTGCCATTTATAGCTGCACAATAATTCTTAATATGTTTTAATGAAGTCGGTAATATTTTCTTATTCTGAATTACTTCATATATATCGGACATGTGATTTATTATTTCTCGAATAATATCCTTCGCGTCATTAACAGAATCAACCTTACATATTTCAATTAATTTCCCTGTAGTTTTGCATTTTGCCACAATATCACAAACAATAGAATCATATTCCTTACACCTAAAAATAGAGTTACACACATTAAATTTTTCAAACGTTCTTAAATCCCATTTATTGCCATTTACACATATTTCAAATCCATCTAGATTTATAAAATTTAATTTTCCATTAAAAGTGGTATGCGCTATTATTTTCATTTTTTTATTCCTCTCTAAAAATTTTGTAAAAAAAATTACTACGAGTTGAAGGTTTAGGAACACATTCCCATGTGCTAGTTGGCATAATATAATTACCAGTTTTTATTACATTTTCATCTGCTATATATACAGGAATACCTGTTAGAGCTTCTATTTCTTGTCTAAATTCATCTGCGTCTGAATTTTGCCTAGATAAATGCAATAAATAGATTTCTTTTAAGCAAGTTAAATCATTTTTACTAAGCCATGTTTTTAAATTTTCCAAAGAAAAATGGCTTTTTACTAACCTGTTATATCTGCTCTTATCTATCTGCCCATTTTTAAGCTTTTCATCTAAGATTTCGTAACTGTGATTACATTCAATCATTAGTTGTGAAATCCTATGAACATTAAATTCAAGATTATAAGTATCAGTGGCAAACATTAAAATATCTTTATTATCTCTTAAAACAAATCCTACCGGCTCGCATGCGTCGTGGTTAGTTTTAAATGGCATTATAGTTATATCACCAATAAAAAATACCTTTTCACTTTCGATAAAATGCACGTATGGGCTTTTCTCCGCCCCACAGGAAATCGCTGTTCCTTTGCTGGTATAAATATCTATACCCAACCTTAAAAACTCGTGTATTGCCTTGCTATGGTCTTTGTGTTCATGTGTCAACAAAACAGCCTCTACATTATCAATCGTAGTTCCTAAACAATGCCTTATATCTTTCATTGGCAGACCACACTCTATTAAAAGTGTGGTCTTATTATTTTCTATCTTATACAGATTTCCAGCACTTCCACTGGCATAACAAGAAATAAACATTATACTTCACTCCTATTTATTAGAATGGTGGTTGTTCCTCATCATCTTCCTGTTCATCAAAGGCAGGTTGTTCAACTTTAACTTTTTTAGGTTCTTCTTTTCTTGCAGATTTAGTTTGTACTGTTTCTTTTGGCTTAGCTTCAATTTTATTTATTTTTTCTAATACCTCTGATTTTGGTTCTTGTTTTGGCATTTCCAGTGTCTTAGACGCCATTTTTTCCTTTATTTCCTGTACAGGTTTTACTTCTTCTGTAATATCTTTTTCGTGTGTATCATAAATTTCTTCTTTTGTTTGTAATCCCATACTTAACTCTGGAGCAGTAGTACGAATAAGCCATGCAGCAGCTCTATATCTAAGCATTAAATCTGGTATTGTCTGCCATTTACTACCTTTTTTAGCAAACCAGCCTTCTGCTTTTGCTAAACCAATCGTAACAAGTGGACCTTCAATTTTATCTCCAGTTGCAATTTCAGTTGTGTAAGCTATACAACCGTAGTCATCTGTATTTTTATCTCCTACATATTTATATTTTATGCTTGTATATTTTCCGCATTGATTGAATACAGAAATAAGAAATTTACTACTCCAAGATGGATTGCCATATACTACATATAAATTCTGCATTACCATAAGCGGGTCGGCTTTTAATCTTTGAGCCATGTTAATAGCTATAGCACAATTACCTACATTTTTTCTAAAACTTTCTGGAATTAATGTTGTTTCGGAAAACATTTTTGCCATATTCCAAAGAAGCTGGTAACTATCTTTTGAAGTAAATCCAGGCATTGTATTTTGTTCTTTTAGCATTATTGTGTTTGTCATTTTGAATATCTCCTTTTAAAATCTTTTTAGTATTGGTTCTTTAATTCTCAAAAAATCATGATGAGCAACAATAAGATTAAACATTTGGCTATTATTAGTTTTTAATATCTCACTTACACACTCCGCATTATCTATCCACATTGGGACATCTAATTTATAATGCTGTGCTAAAGTATTACAAATATCTAAACCAATAATGATTTTTTCTCCATTTGACATACTCTTACCATATGTTGAACCTTGTTTAGTCATGGCTTCACAAGTATCGTCTATAAGACCGTTTACTTGTTGACTAAACAACTTAAATCTAGTTATTTTAAACTTGCTATTAATTTTATCTGTGAGCATATTTACTTTATTTTTAGTGAATATTTGGGCGAGGTTTAATTTAAATTCTAAATTATTAAATTCTTCACCTAATCGTTTTTGTTCTGCTTTTAAATCATCAATACGATTTTTAAACACAGATAATTGTTTTATTTTAGCTAATTTCTCTACTCGTACATCAATATCTAAATCAAGCTGTTCAAGCTCCGATTGATATTGTTTTAAAGAATTAGCACAATTATCTTGAACCGAGATAAGTTCTTTCTTTAGATTTACTTTTTCTCGATATAGATTGCGATATTCTTCATTTTCTGAATAACCATATCCTGCCTCAGTAATATTCTTTTGTTTATCTATAATTTGTAAATCTAATTCCTGGATATTTTTATTTAGATTGTCGATATTTTCTCCTAGTGTGGCTATTGTATTTTCATTATCTTGTAATTTATGTTCTAATTCTTGTTTCTTATGAGCTAAATTTGTACCTGCTTCTGTACAAGCTTTTAAATTATCAGCTTTAGTTTTATTAAATTTTTCTATTGCTTCATTTATTTTCTCTTGCGGTAATTCTTGCCCACAAGTAGGACAAATATTATCACCACTAAAAATCTTCTTTTTTTCCACTTTCCAAGCGTTTCGACAATCCTCTATTTGTTGTGAAATACTTGCTATTTTATTATTAAGTATTTCACGCTCATTTTTTTCATTTTCTAGATTTTGTTTTTCCTTCTGTAGTTCTATTTCTTTAGCAGATTTTTGTTTTTGTAATTCTAATACATCAGCATTGTTAGTTGCGTCATATTGCTGTTTTATCTGCTCTATTTTTGTATCAATTTTAGCAATTTGTCTTTCAAGGTGAGCTACTGCGTACCCACCTTTGATTGTAGTTAATTTATTTTCAAGAGTATTTTTCTTTTTGCGGAAATCCTTCAATTCTATCTCAATAACTTCTTCGTTAATCTCTTCATTGGCGTCGTCCAGCATTTTTTGATTCTCGTCAATTCGTGTTGGAATTTTATTTAATTGGCTGTTTAATTTAGTCTTTCGCTGGGTAATTAATGTTATAAAATCATTAACATTTTTACCTTCTAACATAGACGGTAAATCTTTTAATCGGTCATCAGAATTAATTACATCTTCGTCTGTAATATCGCCACAAACTTCAAGTAGCAATTCACGTTGCTTTTTCCATGGCATATTACAAAAATAAGTGGCACTAGATAACATTTTTAAAACTTCAATAGAGCCGATATGTTGCTCAATATAAGCGTTATAATCCTTTTGACTTCTTGCTACATCATCAATTAAATAAGTTGTGGTATGTCCATCAAATTCGGCTACAGGTTTACCATGATTTTTAGTCCACTTTTCTTGATATATTTTAGATAATGTTACCTGTATTCCATTATCTAGTTCTAAAGTAGCAGCTACTTTATGTTCTATACCATTATCTAATTGAGGATTGCCTGTATTATCTTTTAGTTTAATATCATCATCGATTTTTTTATCGGTACTAGACTTACCTACTAGCACCCAAAAATAAGCGTCTACCAATGTAGTTTTACCTACACCATTTTTACCAAAAATGCTTTTATCTTCGCCGTTTGGCTCAAAAGTAAATTCTTTAATAGCTTTAAAATTATTTAACTCTAATCTTATTAACTTCACTGCTTACGCCTCCTGTTTTTAAAATGTTATTTTGAAATTCTACTAATTCCGATAATCGAAATCTCAATGATGTTGCTGGAAGTTTTATTTTTCCCTGTAACTGTCTATCCTGATTAAAAATTGATACTCTTACCATGTTAGTTCCTTCTTTCCAAACCAAATGTTAGGCTAGTTACTTGTACATATTTTTTAAATGGATTTTTGGGATTTTCTAACGGATATAAAAATACATCCATTTCAAAAACAAAATCTTTTATTTTAAATTTAAAATGTGTAGTACCTTCTTTTAATGGAAATATATTTTTACTTGTCAAAAATTGTTTTAACCCATATTCATAAACGATTTTTGACATAAATTTAATAGCGTGCATTTTTTTATTAACAAAATCTCTTGTTAATATGCGTACACATTTTTCAAGATTATCCGTAAAATCTTTATCATTCATAATATTGTTTATCAATAAATTAAATTCATCATTTTTAGCATAGGTACAGTACAAAAAAATCATCCTTTCAAAAATTGTATTAATGTGGTATAATACAGTTACTTTCAAAAATTTAAATTGATGTTATCCAAAAAATCCGTGCTGTTCCCGTCAGTGCGGATTTTTTTTATTGGTCTAAACAACCTAATTCCTACACAAGCACCAGATAGTAACTGTATTTGTTTCATACAATCCAAAAAGTTATTTATTTCTTTTTGGTCAATTACATCATCACAAGCAATAATATCTAGTTCATTTAAGACATCAATTACATTTTTAATACATACTCGTAATTGTAATGTTCGTGACGAAATACCCTTCATATTTATAGCTGGTAAAGCCAGTTCTTGACCTGTTTTTGTTTGTCTTAAATACTCATATCCTAACTCTGGGTTTACATATACTTTAATCATTTTAGCTACAATATCATCAGGAATATTTTTTTGACCTGACTCATAATAATTTAGTTGACGTTCACATATATTTAATAATTCCGAAGCATTTTTGACTGATAATCCTGTTTCTATTCGTGCAAAATAACACATCTTTGCGAACTCTTTATTCATATTATTAGACCTCTATTTCATGAGATAATATATTTGTAATCAACGTTCTTTTCTTTTACGTCCTCTGCGGGGCGTATTTTCTTTTATCTTCTCCAATAAATATGATGTTTTAAAATCTGTTACACCATCTGACTTATTTTCTAGCCACTTTTCTAATTGGGGACGATTAATTTTTAAATGAGAACCCACCCAACAGCATGGCAAGTCATAACTTCCACTTTTAGTTAAAGCACCTGCAACTCTAAAGAATTGCACTGGTAATCCAAACAATTTGGTCGCCTCATCTGGAGTTAAAAGAATTTTTCTCCATATAGGTATATTTATTTCTAATTCCATAATTAACCCACGTCCTCATATTCTCTATAAAAACAAATTCCTTTATATACCCATGAGCCAAGCTCTCTAGCAAAAGTTATAAATGCTGGTTCCCATTTTCTTGTTTTGGGATTAAATTCATGTGTATATGGTTCACCACATTGTAAATACATTGCGTCATAAGCTATTGGAGAAATACAATCCCTAAACTCTTCAACAATATGTTCGTCTACTATATCGCCCACTCTAGCCCATGAAGAAAAACTCTGGTGTGTCTCAGCATATTCTTTTTTGGTTAAATATCTAGGTTTAAAATTTGTTGCAGCTTTGATATTACTTTTTATAGGTTCTTTCTTTTCCTCAAAAAATTCTTTCACTATATTTTTATCTTCGTCTATTACTGTTATCTTTTCTCCTGCATGGTATTTTGCATAAGATTGCCCTAACTCTAAAGCTGACTGAAGTCCAACTGTTTGAATGCCAAATGTTCTATCATCACCGAAATATATTTTATAGACTCTTTCTATATTTTCTATTGGCTGATAAGTCCATGTTAAATTATCAATTTCAACAATTCTAAATACTTGTTTTTCTTTTTTTAGATTATTCTTAAAGGCTTCATCAGCTGTTTTATATATCTTGCCACCCAATCCTACACGATAGCCGACAACTTTTTCTTTAGTTTCTACTATTTGTTTTTCTCTATCATTTACTTTTTTATTATTTAAGTAATAAATTGTTCCAGGTGTTTCATCATAATTTCCATCATAATCTTCACTATAAACTTCTTGATAAGAAACAACTTCATAATTATTTTTCTTATAATCTTCAGCCGAAATTACTCTATCTACTATAATTTCTTCAACAGTAGCTGAATAAAATTTTCTATTAAATCTATATTTTTCAATAAAAGATTTTGCTTTTTCTAAAGAGTCCCATACTGTAGTATTTCCATCAATCTCATCATAATCATGACCATATTTAAAAAAATAGCGAGTTACTTCATAGAATTTATTAGATTTAAATTTTTTAGTTAACATACTTATTCGCCCTTTCTTTATTCTTCTAATAAATCACTTATTTTTACATCTAAAACTTTAGCAATATTGGATAAATTATTGGTATTAAAGGTTGCTTTTTTGGTTAATTTCTATTAAATATTCTTAGTATGCTAAGCAAGAATTCAATTAAAAACAAGAAAAATATAATCACATTAAAAGTATCATTGTTTAAAATAATAGTAATTTTATCTTTCAATAAAAAATATGTTGCTATACATATTAGCCCACTTGATGAAATTAAAAACATTATCCATGCAAAAACTTTATTATCCTTATTGAAATACAATCTTTTTTAACCTCCTATTGTGATAATAAATATATTATTGATATAACCATCATAATTATTGACACTATAAAAATAGTTATCGTATATATATCATCATTCAAATTAACACCTCGTTTACTCAATCTAATAATAATTTATTGTTATAGATAATTTTTTAGTTAATATCGCCCTTTCTTCTGTTTAAATATTCCCATAAAACTTGAGAAATTAAACTATTTACTGTAATTCCTCGGTTTGTTGCTTGCTGTTTTATTTGTTCTTTTATTTCTAAAGGAATTCTAATTAATATGCTGGCTCTGTTTTCCATTTTGACCTCCTTTTGCTATCATAGTGATATCACCTTGCAATATAAATATATATCGTTTTCAAAGTGATGTCAATATGCAATATTGAAAATATATCAAAAATATATCATAATGAAATCACTTTAAAGATTAGGAGTGATTACTTTGGCTACTGATAAAAGAGCTTTCACTATGAGAATGCAACCTGAAAACTTTGAAAAAATTAAATATATTGCCGACATCAATAAACGTTCTATTGCTATGCAAATTGAATTTCTAATTGAAAATTGTATTGCTGATTATGAAGAACAAAACGGCAAAATAAAATTAATCAATGATAAAAATGAGGTGTTATCATGATAGAAAGAGTTAATGGATACTGCCCTTTTATTGATGATACTCATTCAATTTATTTAGAAATTGCAGTTTTGCGTTTATCTGGCAACATAAAACCTCAGTACAAAATACTAAATAGACATTGTGAATATGGTACTGAAAATAATTGTCCTTATCTTAATAATCACACTTGTCCTCTTGCTCAATCTTACTCGTTAGAAAAATGACTTATCTTAATAGGTAATTTTTTCTCCATATCTAAATATATAGGGTGCTTTCTTTCACAGTAGCACTCTATACCGTATTTACATTTTTCACACGGTTCGCCCCAGTTAGCTTTTTCTTCTCGTTTAGCTTGTTCTAAAAATGAATTGTAATGCTGTGCTAAACAATATAATTCTTCTTCACTTAACATTTAATTATTATTTACCCCATTACTTTACTTTTATTTTGGTTACCACCAAATTTATTTTGGCTATAAGTTACAATTTTTATTTCTTTTAAAGAAAGTTTTAAACTAAAAAAATATCTCATCAATAGTTTTTCTAAAAAATATAGATATTTTTTTTGCTTCATTTAAAGAAAAACTAACATCACCATTTTCTTTCTTCCAATATGAAGATGGAGACTTTAACTCTAGTAGTTCAGCCATATGCTTTATGGTAACGTTTTGTTCTTTACGCATATTTTTAAGCTTTTTAAACAATATTTACACCACCTATAAATTTTCTTTTAATGAAATTTTATGCTTTTATTATATATTTCATTTAAGGAAAAGTCAACACTTTTTTTCATAAAAAGAAAATAATTTTATTTCTCTCAAAGAAAATAGTATAATAAACACTATTAGGAGGTGTATTATGAATAGAATAAAACAATTACGAAAAGAAAAGGGCTTAAATCAAAGAGAACTTAGTATATTGCTTAATATTAACGTTCCTACTGTTTCAAAATATGAGTCTGATGATGTTGATATAAGTGCGAGTAAATTAAAAATACTATCTGATATTTTTAATACGTCTATTGATTATATTTTATGTAATGATAAAAACTTTTCTTATAACAAACAAAATAATACTGACTATAAATTAACAAATGAAGAGCAAATTATATTACATAAATTAAGAGCTTTACCTGAAAATAGAAGAATAAAAATTGAAGCACGTATTGAAGCCGAATACGATATTGTTATGGAAAATGAACAAGAGTTAAGACAAAAAGCATAGCTAATATGCTTGAAA